GCGAGAGCGGATGTACTGTCTTTGGTTTTGTCTAGGCTGTCAGCCGTTGACTTTGCTTCGGTCTTGATGTTCTTGAGCGACTGAACAGCATCACCGGCGCCTGAAACTTTAAAGATGATGTCGAAAATGCCAAGCGCCATTAGAGTGTCCTTTTAGCCAGGACCGACATGACGGCCTTGACTATTTCAACGATCTGATTTTCCCAGACTTCACCCGCCCATGCGATTTCAGCGAACTCATCGAGCGTCAGATCAGTTTCACGGGGATGACGCTTAAGATGCCGCACACTTGTGTACAGTATCTTTTGCGCCACCCCGCCTAGTCGTTTGGGATTTCGTCGACCGCCGCTTCGATGTCAATCGGAAACGCTCTCGCAAACTCTCCGACGGTATAGAGGTATATGTCAGAGCGATCACGAGCGAGCTGTGCGAAGCGACGCGCCGGATTGATTTCACCGTCGCCAGATTGAGTCACATAACACCGCGCCATGATCATCAGAATCTGAAGCATCTGAGCAGGGAACTCAGGAAATCCAATCTTTAACATCTTCTCGACTTCAGGTCGCGGAAACAGGTCCGACGCCTTCGGTTCGCGAAAAACAAAAGCTCCAGGTGCTCCGATGAAGCGCTCGATGTCGACCGTGTAGTTAGGTCGTCCTTCGATTTTTGGGATGTTGTCAAAGATTGAATTGCTCAAGTTATGCTCCGTATAGGCCAGTGATTCCGGACACGCCAAGCTTGATGGTCGCGGTTTCGGTCTGTGTTTCTTCAGGTGTCAAAGAGAAACCTGCTTCTGTAACCATACCAAAATACTTGACCACGTTGCCAGCAACGGAACCTGCGCCATCGAGGTCGACGTCAATCTCACAACCGAAACCGAGTTTTGACGCAAACAGTGGACCAGTGGTGTTGTCGATATACAGTTCGATGGAAAGTGTACCTGCCTGTGTCGTCGGAAGTGATGCCTCATAGACCGCGCACAATGCTGTCGCATTAACCATGTTCTGTGTGATAGTTGCGCTGAAGCTCTTAGCTAGACATTGAACCGAAGTCGCAGTCGTGGTCGGAAGTGCAGTCGTGTCGCCAGTCAAAGCGGCAGCGGTGAAAGTGATTGTCAGTGTGACGTCTTTTGCGAGTAACGGACGGGCCATGTTGGTTATACCTCTGGAGTTATTGTGGCGATGTAGAGTTGTGATATGCCATTATCGACGCGACCATCCTGGGACACGTCGACCGATGATGATACCGATGCACGATTCAAAAAGAATACAGGCGTCGTGCTGTTTACACTTTGCTTGTTAAGCAGTGTATCGATTCGGTCCACGATGGCCTTGATGCGCGCCATCGAGACAGCACCAGACTGCGTGTCCCAGCACCACACCTGATGGCTTGATGTGGTCACGATGCGGCCACCACACATCGATGTCGTGTCAGTCTGGCCAGCGTCAGTGTGACGTACGACAATGTAGGGAACCTGTGGCTGTCGAAGGCTGATCGGATCCTTCTCAGGAGCCAGGTACAAATAGATGCCCTGCTGGTACGAAGGCGATCGGTTGTCTACCGCCAGCAGTCCCTGAAGCGTTGCATCAGCAGTGAGCGTGTCGAATATCCATTCGTCGACTACGAGTGATTCAACCATTGAAGTACTTCCTCACCACGCCTGTAAACACCGCCCATGCCTTTTCAGACGCTGGAATGGCGAATGGTCGATTCTTTTTGAACTCCAAGATCTTGCCATAAGGCTTCGAGATACTGATGATGTACTCGTAGTCGTTTACTGGGCTAATCAAGATCGATGTCCTAAGAGCACCAGTCGGCGCAGCTGGTGCTTCTCCTGGCGCAGATGCTCGATACGTCGTTTGTGTAAACGGGATCTTGTACCTTCGTCCTGACTTCGGTCCAGTCATGCTTGCGATCATGCCGGTATAAGCAGCACTCACCGCCTTCTGCAAAAAAACAGATAGCATGCGAAAACGCTTCTCCGCATCGTCAAAGCCGGACAGGTCGACCTTGACGGTCACGGCGCCAGGACCTCGATCAGTAATGGTCCGAAGCGGCGCACGGTAGTCGACACGGTGAAGGACAAAGTCAAGCGCACGACAGCTGCTGTTGGATATGCAGCCGGGTTGAGAACCGTCACGATGCCCTGTGAGGAGAGAGACTTCGTGAGCGTGGCTGTTCCCGTCACGAAGGAGTACGCGACGCCTGTGGCAGCATTCGTGTATGTAGCCGCGAGAGTGCCTGTCGTGATGTCAATCGGTGAGCCGTTTGAATCAACCAAACGCACCACGTACGTGTGCCAGTCACCAGTCCAGGCTGCGAGCTGCACAACCTGTTCTGGGTCTTCGGTGATGTTGATGATGTTTACGCTCATACTGGCCTCACATAAAGTCGAAGTGGTCCAAAGATCTGCGTGTCGGTTGCTCCGGTTGTCCTGGTCACAGTCACAGTGTACGTGCCAGATGTGTTCGTGACCGTAGTCGTCAAGCCGAATGACAGACGACCATTGTCCGCATACGTCGCAGTGCCAGCGTACGACGCCACGAGTGTTCCCGCTGAACTGTAGACCTTCGCTGTGACGGTCGCGCCAGTGATGTCGATGCCTGTGCCATTCGCGTCAGTGACCTGGACATCGATGCTCGTGGCGGTGCCGACATTGACATCAAGCGGCTGATCAGCACCTAAGCCATCAGCTAGGAGTTGATACGGTCCGATGTGTACGCTGGTCGCAGCTGACACAGGCGTCAATAGCTCCGCGCTGATGTAGTCCGTGCCATTGTGAAGTAGCGCGCCAGAGAGCTCGGAAGCAGCTGCTGCTGAATCGACAATCGCGTGGACATTAGCATGGATGTGGAACGATGTCCCGACATCTGCAGGACGATTGTCGACCGTTGTCTTTAGTGTTCGTGCTCCAAACGTAGATGCTGTTACGTGCGATGTGTATGGCTCATCCCAGACCGCTGCGGCTGTCTGCGCTGCCGTCAATCCACCACTTGAAAGTGTAACGGTCAAGACTGCTCCGTTCGTGCCAGAGGCACCACGCACCACGATCGTGACATCAGATGCACCAGCAGCAAGTGCAGCATCAGGGAGGTCTAAGCGATACACGCCCGGCATGTTGGTTGCGTCAACCTCAGCAAATCCACCAGATGTCCACGCCTGTGCGATGGTACGGGCAACCAAAGAAATCGCTACGCTGGCAGTGCGTGTGCGGTTGTAATAGGCTGACAGACCAGTTGTGGAGGATGTAAGGCCTGTTGCACCCAAGAACAGTTCAACGCTTTGTGATGTGCTGCCCGGTGCGATTGTGATGGTTCCAGACGCTTGCGATGCTGGCTGATATGCACCTACGCCGCCGATTGTTCTATAGATGGCAACACCAACATCAGGGGTAACATTCCAAGATTGTCCGTACATGTCGACGGCTGGCGCACCGGATGCTGTACCTGCTGTAGCGTTCGGACTGTTGAACGTATTACCAAATATTTGTATCGGGCCAAACCCTTGTAGCAGTGATTGCCCGAACTCCAAACCAGACCACGATGCAACTGTTGTATTTGCACCTTGAGATACATTCTGTCGAGTGTTGACACCATAAACTCGGTTGTAATTTTCTGTTATACCTACGCTTGGATTTGATTGGAAAGCATATAACCCTGTTGAATAAATCAATGAGTTGTATACATTATTTACACCACTTGCAGATGTGTGCGTCTGTACAGTTTTAAATGGTGTCGAACCCATTAACACACAGTTGAAAATGTTTGTACCTGATAAAAGGAATGCTCCGTATCCAGTCCCTTGGTCTGTAAATAAAATAGCGTTTTCACCAGTTAGGACACTATCGCTTAAGGCAAAACCAACATTTTGTGCTGCGCTAAAATTTCTGTAGTTATACTGAATACCGTTTACTGTTCCAGTAAACACACTCTGCTTTATAACTGTATTAAAGTTTGAGTTAGTAGAAGCGGTAAACATAAACGCCGATGTAGTTGCCGATGTACTAAAAAATAAACACTTTTCAATGGTTAGGTTTGTACAGGTGGTGGCGTTCATTCCACCGACAATCAAGTCCTTGAAGTTTAGGTTATTCTTGCTGGTTGCTGTCAACGCATACGATGTTGATACGGCATTATCTGATCCGCTCGGAGTGATTCTGACTTCACCTGCAAGAACACCGCTAAACAGAGACGCTGTAGGGTTGCCATAGATGAACGTGTTAGACGAATACGTGCCACCAATAGTGACAACCTCACGATACGTGCCGGGAGCGATGTTGACCGTATCACCGCCGGTTATGCCGGTGGCTCCGAGTGCTTTACCGATGGTAGACCAAGCTTGTCCAGTGCCAGCACCTAGACCAGTGTTGCCATCGTTGCCGTCAGTCCTAACGAAATAGGTTGCCATTATTCAGCGGTTCCTGTAAGGATTTCCTGCGCCATTACAACGATGAACTGATTCACGATGTTGAGGCGGAATGCTTCGTCCTGCGTGACCCACCACGTAAACATATCGATGCCATCGACTCCGAAGTCACCGACCTTGGTATTCGTGTCATCGTAGATATCTGCTTTGATGTTGTAGTCGGCAGGATTTGTCACCAGTGGTGTGATGACCACATCAGTTAAGTTCATTTGCCCACCTTCAGGCTGTTCGCTTGAACACCCTTGAACGGCATCGTAAGGAACGCCAGCACACTGCTCACCGCAGCGGAGACACCCGCCGCTACCGCCTTGCTTCCGTAGAGTGCAAGCACTGCGCCCAGCTCGCTGAGGTCGTGTGCTTCGGATGTGCGGATGCCATCGCCGAATACCGAGGTGAAGGCAGCTACGAATGCCACGATCACAACGACCACCAACCGCTTGATTGATATAGAGTTCATCTGTTTATGACTGCCTCCAACGCTGACACCTTGTTCTCGAGTTTACCGAGTCGTTGTTCGATGCGGCGCACTTCTTGCTGTTGTCCATCGAGCGTCGAGATGATGTGTGCCACCTGAGTCTCCAGGCGCGTCAGCCTGACCTGCAATGCCACCCAAGCGGCACCGATACTCATCGTCGTGATGAACGCTTGTATACCGATCTGCACCCACATCTCTGGACTCATAGACTCACCCCATCAATAACTTCACTCATATCATGGTGCGATGGAGTCGAAGCTTGCACCACGCAGTGGATACAGTTAGCCGTTTGTCCTGGCGCGAAGTCCGATGGTTTGACTGACTGCGTTCGTGTGACCGTAGTCGCTGCCGATGCACTCGTAGTATGGCGCCAAGTTCTGAGGATTCCCGCTGGTGTATATCCTGTCATCGGCCTTGACCTCGATGTCTGGTGAACACGTGAGCGTCCATGTGCCGGACTGCTCGATCATGCCACCGACCACGCCTTCGGTATCGCCTGTGTTGCTTATGGTGCCACGGATCTCAGCGACCTGTATCCAGTGCTGAGACACGCCACCGATGCCATCCGCTTGATTGACGGTTCTCCAGATCGCGACACGGTCCGCGTAGGAATACGCCTGGATCGCGTTCTTCAGCGCTGTGCTGTACGCTGCCGGGATCATACGAACACCATCGGGCTGAAGCGCTTCGCCTGGTCGAGACAGTGTTCACGGAGCACGGCCATCTTAGCATCGACCTGGCCGTCCTTCACATCGATGAGGTGCGTGATGCTGGACGCTTTGCGAATCCAGCCCTGTCGCGCAGCTGTGCGGATGTCATAGCGCTCGACGTTGGCGGGTCCTATGTCCTGCCACAAGAGGTCACCACTGCCGTCATTGACGCTATAGCCAAGTGTCCTGGTCCACTGTGGGAACTGCGGTTCGGTGGCGCTCGATGTCCCTGCGATGACGCACTGGTAGAGTCTGCCATTAGCCACGGTCGGGATGATGATGTCGCCGACGACGAAGGCTGTGGATGCAGACCAGACAGCCCAGCGAGCGTGATCGTCCACGAGCTGTTGTAGCGCAGTCGAATCGAGGAACGGATACTGATCTGATGCGACCATCCACGCGAGACGGTCGAGTGCTTGAGTCCTAGTGAGTGGCATGGTTTACATCCTAAAAACAAAAAGGGAACGGGAATGGTATCCCGCTCCCCTTGACTGAGTGCCTAAGCGATTATGCAGCGGCAGCGCACTGAAGGACGATGATGGAACCAGGAACCTGATCGGCTACTGTTGCGGTGGTGTTTCCGACATCGAAGCAGTTGAACGCATAGCGCTCGGTTGCCTTGAAGGTTAGCGCATCCTCGATGAACTTTACCTGGTCAGAGACCTCGACGCTCACGCCACGACGGTCGCCGAACGCGACACCCTTGGAGAGATCTCCGAGGACTGCCATGGTACGAGATGCAGCTACACCCGACGGCATGTTCTGGACGAACGAGATCGGAATACCGAACAGTGTTGGTTCAGGACCATAGGCGTTCTGGATGTCCAGGATCGAGTTTCCAGAGAGTGCAATCAACTTGTCTGCGACACCGTTGTAAAACACCTGCTTGTGCATGTACCAGCGTGGCTGCGTGGCATATGGCTGAAGCTTCGCGACCATGCTCTGGAAGTTCGCCAGAGTAAAGCTCGAGAGTGCAGTGTTACTACCAGCAGCACCAACGACCATCGAGGCGATGTTTGCGTAGGTTGCAGACAATGCCTTAATGCGTGGCATGATTCCGGTGATGGAACCATAGGTGCTTGTACCATCGCCCTGGAATGCAGCTGCATCCTCAGACTGTGCCAAGCCATACGCGAAATCCTGCGCCAGCATCGCACCAAAGTCGATGACCGTGTCTTCGTTCAACTCTTTGGAGACGATGGTCAAGATCGCGAGTTTCTTCGCCAACAGCTGTACTTGGCTGAAGGTGACGTCACTGGCGGTGATGGCCGTTGCTTCACCAGGATAATAAGTCGTGGTGCTGGTCGATGCATTTGGCACGTTGAGCGTGTCAGACGTCATCGGGTAGATGCGAGAATAACGACGTGCAACACCATACTCGTTGCGAAGCCAGATCAGACTGGACGAAACGATATCAGGGACGGTGTATCCACCGGAACCGTCTGAGCCTTCGGTCTGCGACTTGACGCCATGCTCGTTGCACCACTTTGCTGCGGAAGCATTGCCGAGGACCGTACCACGAACCCACTGTCCGAATGCATAGGCCTTAAAGTTTGCTTCGTCACGGGTTCCAGGGAATGGATTCCGAGTGCATCCGCCGGACTTCCATGGCTCAGACTTTGGCGCTTCGGATGCGACAGGAGCAGGGACATTCCCGAACTCGCGGAGCATGTCGATGCGCTCAGAGAGAGACTTTGCGGATGCGTGAAGGCGATTCGCTTCACTCATATCTCCGCCGTTGATGAGGACTTCTTTTGCAGCTGCGATTGTGGATTGTCGCTGTGCTTCGAGTTGTTCGATATTCATTAGGATAACTCCAGGATCATGAGCTGGCGGAGGAGAGCGTTCTTCGCTTCGTCCACTTCGCTCGGTTGGTCGACGATGGTAACATCTTCGCTCGACGCTTCGTCCCGAAGCTCGTTCCAGATGGTTTTGGCGAATCTTATCGACTCGCTACGTGAGAGACACACTGCATCCCGCAGGCGTCGCTCCACTTCTCGAATGGATGTCGGTCGCTCGTGCTTCGACTTCATCGATTGCACTTCCGCTGCCGGATCCTTTAGGTTTGCTGTGAGTTCTTTGGCCTTCGATGCGAACGCATCGATGATGGCGTCGATGTGTCCGCGACCAAGACCAGCATCTAGAGCGGCCATCATGCCAGCACAGAGGCGATCATAGAGTGCCTCGATGCCTTCATGGACCATCTCTGCTGCAAGATCGCCGTAGACCTTCTCGACGAATGTCGCCACGTCTTCGCCTGGTGCGACTGGAATCATCATCTCTTCTTCTTCCATGCCATCCTCCATGTCGCCATACATGTCCTTAAGTGACTTGACCATGTTCATCGGTTCCGCTGGTGTCGGTGTGAGCGAAGCCTCACCGATTGGCCAGCGTGTGATTTCGTATCGGCCATCGGCCATCTTCTTGCGCTCGACCATGTGACCCGTGGCGCCGCTGGAATATCCGAGCTTGCCAGACTTCGCGAGTTCCTGGATCATCTTCTGATACTGATCAGCCATCTCGACCTGGCTCTCATACCAGAGGCCCTTGTCGTCCATGGTGATATAGCCGGTTCCGATGCGTGACTTTCCGACCTGCTTGTCCTGGCCGTGATGATAGTAGAGGTTCATCGGAACACGCTCGCCAGACTTCATCGGACGACCGAAGTCAGTCGACGCAGTGAAGTAGTCGCCCTCGAGGTCAGCGCCACCGAAGCGCACCAGGTAACCACGCACACGACCGGAATCGTCTGCCTTGATTGCATCACCGAAGGATACCAAAGTCTGCATCATAACTCCTTGACTGGCACGACCACGGCCTGTGGTCCCCACTCCGCGTTCGGTACTACTTTACCGAATGCACTGAGAGGTGTGCCTGTCTCCCACAAACGATACCTCGAAGGTCCCAGGACCTGCCGACGCTCCGATTCACTCAACATCCTGAACTGCTCTTCTTTGTCCGGCATCTCTTCCGGTTCATCGAAACTACCTGGCGGCAGTCCTGCGAGTTCAGCATACGTCGGTGTGATCGGGACGACCGTACATCTACAGTTTGGATGCGAAGGTACAACATCTGCAACTGGATTCGGATCACCATGAAGCGACCAACACACAGGACACACATTGACGTCCCCGGCTGAGATGCGACGCCAGCCACGAACGATGCTGAGATTAGCCTCGAAGGTCTGTCGCTGTGCTTCACGGTTCGCTCGAATCATCTCTGTTCGCGCGATGGTAGCAGCTCTCGAAGGCGCTAGAGTTTCGTACGTCCTTGACATCCTTCGTGCGACCTGGAGCGGATTGAGACCCTGTGCGATGCCGATCGTGACGTGGTCCAAAGCAAATGGACCGATCGCCTCGAACAGCGCTCCGAGCGGTGATCCGTCAGCGGCGAAGCCGACCACGTTCGTGATTGCTTCGACAGGGAGCCGGTTCCACATCAAATCAGCCGTCAGACTGACGCTTTGAGGGACACCAGCGACTGCTCGCACGAGATCCTCCTGGATGTCAAGCGACAGCTGTATGGCGCGTCGTTGTCCGTTTGTTGCGATGTCGGTCGCCTGTGGCGCCCATCGAGCGACTTCATCAGCCATCTGGACATTGAGCGCCTCGAGGCGGAGCATGTACTCGGAGAGACCACTGATGTCTTCACCTGCTGCCTGTGCTTCCTCGATGGCGGCTGTCACTGCTTCGAGGCGCTTTAGATTGTCAGCCTGGAGCACACCGTATGTCCTGCTCATCTCAGCTAGAGCAGCGTTCTCACGGTATCGAAGTTTATTCCGATACGACTCATTTACTTGATAGATATCAGGCATCGGTGTCAGTCAACTCGTATCCGTAGTATGGATGGTACGACTTTCCGTTTTCCTTCGGTGCCATCTTCTTCAGGATCTCTTTGCGCGCAGCTGTGGACCAGCGATAGCCAGCGTCGCCACCCCATGCAGCCCATGCCACGCGACCAGCGGACGGATAACCATCCTCACCTGGTCGGAAACCTTCCGCTTGTTTGTCTACTTCGTGACGTCGAAAGAATGAGTACATGCGAAGGACAGTTGACTCGGATAACTTCTCGCCATTGATGATCTGATTCGCTCTGGCCCATGCCACGGCTGTCCCGCCATCACGACCAGCATCACGCCATTCGATGGCGCGCTGTGCTTCCTCCTTCATCTCTTTGGATGGAAAGAACTTCAGTCCTGGCTCAGATGTCGTTTCTTCCTGTGCGAACGCTTTGGCCACAGGTTGCACTGGTGCCGAGACAAAAACTTCCTGTGCATCCTTCTGCACAGGGACAGCGGTTGGGTGATAATAGCCTTCGTCATCATCGGATGGCGTCACACCAGCGACACGCTTCGCGGTTGCGAGGTCCACGATGCCACTCTTGTAGAGTCGCTCCGCTCTCTCTGCGTCCTCATTGAGATCCGCTTGAAGCGCCGGAACATTCGACACGTCAAACTCGAGGTAATCGCCAGGTTGCGTCTCTTCGTAGTCTGGAAGCAGTGCGATGGTGAGCGCTTCGGACATCTGGCGCATCAGAGGAATCATGCCATCAGTCCAAGCAGATCGCGTTGCTTGCTCAAGGTTGCTGTAGGTTGCGCGCTCGAGGCCACTGCCGAGTTGAAGGACCAGCGGATTGAGACCGAGAGCTGCACACACGCGCTCCTCCGGTTTGCGTCGGATCTCATCGAATGCCATCTCACTCGGTTTGTGGCTGACCTGCTCGACCTTGAATGGTCCAGTCATCACCAGGACACTTCCAGCGTTATCGCCTGTGAAGTCCTGCTGTAGTTTGCGCTTCGTCTGACGTGCATCGTCTTCGCTGAGGTCTTCTACGCCACCCTTATAGTCAGGACCGACCATGATGCTTGGCATGCCGCCATTGCGGACCATACCGAATGCGGCTGATGCGGCCACGTTGTCGGTGGCGATCTCACGAAGGACAGACGTGACAGGAGAGCGCCCGAAGCGACTGTCCTGCGGATCTCGACCATAGCGGATGTGAATGAGGTCCTCGAGCGCGATGTCGTATGACGTGCCATCGACGGTGTACTGGTACTTGATGAGCGGATTGATCTTATTGCCGACAGGTCTCATCATGTCAGCCGCTAGATATTGCAAACCAACGACACGACCAGACACGCGCACCTTCCGGAAATAGGCGTTTCCGAGCAGCTGGTAGTCAGGGAGAATCCACGACCACACGAGCGAAGGCGGAACGTTCGGTGTTGGCTGTGCGAGCAGCTGCAAGATCGGGTGATCTGCGACTGTCTCGACCTGTCCATCAGGCATCGGTCGACGGACAACAGGGACACCCTGCGACCAGTTCCTGATGTACCAGTCCATGCCGATCGCGACGATGCTGTTCAGCATCAAGTCGCCAGCCTGGTTTCTCCAGTTGAAACTTGAGCCTGGAAGGTTACGTGTCAGCAGGGACCAAAAGTCGCCGTTACCTGTGCCGGTGAAATAGGAGGTCTGTCGCTGAATCAGCGGCGGCGGAAGCAGCGCAGACGGTGAGGCGGTTGCTTTGCCTATGAAGCGATCAAAGAGTCCCATGTGACTATTGTGTCCTTATCATGCGTTATACTGCACCCCACCCACCGCCACGACCGACCAGCTCGTCGTAGGCGTCAGTCAAAGCGTCGACGATATCGTCATTCTTACCGAGCGGGAACGTTCGCATCTCGTCCAGGAGTTCGCGATTCCACGAAGCTGCAACCATGTACACGTTTCCGCCAGCGACCTGCGATGCGAACGGTTCAGCGCGTACATCCTTCGAGCCGGTCACCGGCAGGACTGTCACAGCACTACCATGCAACAGCCGAAGCATGTGCATCGCTTGACTCTTACCAGCCTGACCAGGATCCTGCGGTAGTCGTATTCTGATGCCACGGCCATCGAGAGCAGCTGTCTGCTTTATAACTTTATCGCGCTGGTCGGTGTCGTACTGACCTCTCACCACATCGAGTATCCAGATGCGGCCATCGGTATCACGGCCCATCTTCACGCCGACAGTATAGTCACCACTTCCAGCTGTCGCTGCAAGGTCCCAGGCGCGGGACATCTTCGTGAGGTTCGGCGTGGCATGCTCGATGGTGATCCGGTCCGACTTGAAGAACGAACCCTCGCGAGGTGTCGGATGTTGCTGGTACAAAGCACTCCACCCGTAGTCCCCGGAGTTCGCGACCATCACCTCTTTGATGCGTCCGAGTTCCTTGACGTCGTATCGTTCAGGCCAGAGAGCTTCGCCAGGCATTCGACCGATCTGGTCAGACTCCTCCGCGATTGCCGGCAGGTTCAGCACGGTCCATCGATGAGGTTCCGAACTGATTGCGCGAGCGGTGATGTCGTCGTGGTGCCACCTGGTCGAGACGATGATGAGAGCGCCCTTCG